GATTTACATATGCATCCGCATCCAATGTTTTGAAATCATTTCTTTCAATTGCACGAACCAGCGTCAGATTCTGTGTGAATGCATTCAGACTTCCGGCAGAAGCAATATTGGATGCAAGAAGACTTGTACGCTGTCTGTCATATTTCTTGAAAGCTTCTTTAAAATCACCGCAGATCATTGGCAGTTTAATCTTTCCGTCCGTTTCTGTATTGGATGCAATTACTTTGTTCGGTACAGAAATAACCGGAACTCTGATTGGTCCTACAGAAAGTGACATCTGCATAACATCCATCGGATTCGGCTGAAGAAGATCGCGTCCTGTTGTATCTTTCAGCGTCGCAAGGAAGTATAAACCATCATCGTTTGTCAGAATAGAGGATCCTGCTCTGTAGGCAGCTCCCAGCGTTACGATAATCGCATGTTTTACTTCATCCAGCGTCTCAATCTCTTTCGCTGTTACCGCATTGATCAGATTCAGGATCTTCTTGTTTGATGTCGCATTGCTTTTTCTTGCAATCCATCTTGTAATTGTCTGCATAATATTCTGATCTGTATCACTTAGCAAATCATTTGTGAGTGGAAGCCAGCCACCACGATCACTGATTTCATAACCAATACGTTCAAACTGCGGAGTATCCATTTCCTGAAGTTCTCCACCTTCCTCAATATCAGCGAATCCCGTAGCATCTGCTTTCTTTTCATATGTTCTCTTTCCTTTGTTGGTCGTCACTGCTTCAACAGTAATCAGTGATTCTAAAGAGAATTCTGCCTGCTTCCACTGATTAATTGTTGTCTGAATATCCTCCGGAACAATGTAACCTCCATCCGGATCAGATCCTTCTCTGATTCCACTTGACATTGCATTCTGCACACGGAATCCTCTTCGTGCTGCATTGGCAAATTCCTTGACTGCATCATTTTCTTTTCCCGGCTCTACTTTCTTTGCACTTCCTGCTTTTGCCTTATCTTCCATAGAACTTTTATCATCATCTGAAATATCTTTGAGCAGATCAAATTTTTTCTGCAGGTTCTGAAGTTCTTTTTTCTTCTCCTCTGCTTCAGCAAGTTTCCCCTCCCCTGCAAGATTTCTCACTTCTTTCTTTGTGGCATTGATCTTATCCAGTAATTCAAGTAATTCCTTATTCATCTTTTCTCCTCCTTAGACACCATACATGTCCAGATCTTCTAATAATTGCTGTTTCCTTGTTTCTTCCTTGTTTTTTGCTTCCTTTTCAGCAAGTGCTTTCTTTCTGAGTTCATCTGTCAGACGTAACCCTTGACTGCAGTTAATAAAAGAAATTTTTTCTTCCATTACGCCGTCTACAAAACCATACTCAACTGCCTGGTTCGCTGTCAGCCAGGTCTCCTCGTCCATCATTTTCAGGATTTCGTCCTCAGATCTTCCCGTTTTATTCACAAATGCCTGTGCCAAAGCACTGTTCATCTGCTGCAGAATCTCTGCATTCTTCTGCATTTCACGATAATCTCCAGAAGCTCTTGTCATTGACACATTGTGGATCATGATCATTGCGACCGGACTGATTACACAACGGTTTGCCATGGCGATTACGCCTGCTGCACTTCCTGCCATAGAATTAATCTGAATCTCCACATCATCTCTTCCGTATAACAGCGAATAAATCTCCTGTCCTGACATTACATCACCGCCCCCAGAATTAATTCTTACGGTAAGTGTTTCTCCCTCTTCTTTGGAGTTCAATGCTTTTTTCACATCATCCGGACAGGTTCCCTCCCAGTCAAACCAGTCATAGAACCATTTATCCTCATTTGAAATGATGTCTCCATTCACATCAATCTCCTGCACCTCCTTTATATTGCTGACCAACCTGTATTGCCGGAATGTAGTTTCCATTTACCATCAGGATATCTCCTCCCGGTTTTGCAGGTTTGTCTTCATATTCTCTTGCTTCGTTTAGTGTATAAATTCCATTATTCACAGCTTTTGCAAGATTCTCCATCTTTGTTTTGCTATCTGTCCTTAAGATCGCCCTCTCGTTAAATTTATAAAAATAACCGTCTGCCTGTTTCTTTAGCGTAAGCACTTTATAATTGATCTCTTCCTCATACATTTTTAAGCGATATGCCATTGTATCAACTAAAAAAGCCAGCTGCTGCGTTTCACTGTTCGCATAGCTGGATTTTTCATAATTATTGATCTGATTCGGTTTGATTCCAAATGCTCCCGCAATCTGAAGCGCACTATATTTCTTCAATTCAAAGAACTGTGCATCTGTAAGCGACATCTTCAATGGAGTAAGTGTCAGTCCCAATGGAACCGGAATTACTTTTCCTGCGTTCTCAGGTCCTGACAGTTTATCAGCAAATTTTCTTTTTAACCTTTTCACTCTATCATCATCAAGATCTCCTGTGTACTGCATGGCCATACTCGCTGTAAGTCCCTGTTCATAGAGTTTATTCATGAACCTCTGGCTCTCCAGTGCACCGCCCACTGTATCTTTCAAGATTTTCCTTACCGGCTCTCCTGTGATTCCATCTAAACTGTACCATGTTTTAAAGTGCATCACTTCTTCGCTCTGAAAAATATACAGCTCTCCATCCTCCGGATCTGTGTACTGATAATATATTTTCCCTTTATTGCCAAACACACCTGAATCATCCATCAAAACCGTAACATAACAGCTCTGCATGAGCCACAGATCTTTGATCTTATAATCGCCACCATAACTTCCGTTTTTTTCAAGACCGCCCCTGATCCATACATACCCATTTCCATAGTGTTGGCAGTTCATCTCTACTGCCGTCCATAATGTAGTAGGTGTCATGATTGGATTTGGTCTCACTGTCAGAAGCCTCGTCACCTCATCCGGATCTGCTCTGATCCTTCCCTGTTCCGTATCCTGATAATACTTTATGGGCATCTTTCCAATGGTCTCGCTTAACATCTTCATACAAGTGTAATAAGTGACCTCACTAATCAGCTGTCTGTCCCGTGTATCAATACCAAGCCATTTTAATAGTTCCTCATCATTCACACTGATAGAAGGTCTTGTCAATACATTCCATGCCCGCTTTATTCTATTCAACATCTCCATTTCTACCAATCACTCTCCAAATATTCATCTATTGATTTCAGGAAACTTTGTGTAAACTCATGATATAGTGCCAGTTTATAAGCACAGAGAATAGCATCTACCGGGTCAATTCTCTGCGTTGTAGCATCTTTATCAATCTTGATCAGCCCCTGATTCTTTCGGATCACTGCATTGCTCATTGCAAAATTCAATAACGGATTGTAGGTGTAGATAATATTGCCACTGTAAACCTGTTCCCTAAATCCCTGCGTTGATTCATTCAAAGATTTATGACTTTGATACACTTCCTCTACCTCATAACCTTCATCTGAAAGATCCATCATCAGCTTCGCAGCATTTGCTGGATCAAAGCATAAGCACTCAATGTTCCACTCATGTTCCTTGCAAGTGTCTTTGACATATTTCATGACTGCATTCTGATCAACAATAGGTGTATCCGTCACTGTTAGGAGATTCATTCTTTCCCATGCATCATAATCTGCTTTATCTTTCCTTTTTCTCTCGGTTAGTTTCTCTCGGTTTGGAATAAATGAATGAGAATAAACAATGTATTTGATGATTTTTTCTCCTTCTGCATCCTTTTCTTCTGATTTGAATGGAAGGATAAATGCCACAGAAGTCAAGTCAATCTTAGCTGACATATCAAAGCCAACATAAACGCTCATTCCCTTTGTATCTACTGGAAGCTTATCTACCTGGCAGGCTTTCCATTTTGCCATATCCATGTAGCCATTCTCCTGTGCCTGGACCCACACATTTAAACATTTTGTAAGAAATGCAGTCATATGCTCCGGAATTTCTTTAGCGATCTTATACTCGCCACGGATCTTATCTATACCTTCATCGTAAGTCATTCTGATTGGATTTGCCTTCTTCCAAAGTTCTTCATTCTCCAGGTTATCCAGATTTCTATAATCTTCCTCATCCATCTCGCAGATATCTATAAGATACTCTTCATTCTCTACATCTACATTCGGATCCAGGACTTTACTGCAATAAGTATATTCTGTAACATAGCATGGATAGGTCAAATCCACTCCTGCTGTTGTAATAATCATCAGCAATGGCTCTTTCGTATTAGAACCAAGTCCAAGATCATAAAACTCTGTTGTTGGATGCTGATGATATTCATCAATAATTAATCCGGCCGGGTTCGTTCCATCTCCTGATTTTCCATCCTCTTTACTCAATGCCTTGATGAAACTTCCTGTCTTTGCATGCTTTATTTCGTCGCGTTTGATATCAAATTTCTGTCTAAGAGGTGAACCTCGAAGCATTAACTCTGCTTCATTAAAAACAATTTTAGACTGATCGCGCTTAACACCTGCTGTATACTCTTCGCATACCTCATTATTCTTCGTTGCTGTCACCGAAATTTCATAAAGTGCAATGCCCGCTTCTTCCTGGGACTTTGCATTCTTTCTCGCTACTTCTGTAAAGCTCTTCTTAAATCTTCGATAACCGTTCTTCTTTCTTCTCCAGCCATACAACTGACAAATCCTGAATTTCTGCCAATCTGTTAAAATAATTGGCTGCCCAGCAAGTACACCTTTGGAATGTCGTAAAAGAGCAAACCAATCAACAATATTCTGGGCGGATTCTTCGCTCCAGTAAAATGGGTAATCCGGATTATTTTCAAATTGTTCTGCATCTTTTAAGAATCTTTCGCATGCCCATTTATGTTTTTTACAGCTGATAATCTCGCCAGATATACAATTTTTCGCATATTTTTTTATGTTTTCATACTGATTCATTAGATAGCTCCAAACTTCCTTTCCAAATTATCCTCTGATTTATCAACCTTGTGTACTGCTGCCTTTAGCCTGGAATCTATTGTCATCCCGCAGAGGCTT